CCCAGCCGTCGGACGCGACCCGTGAGCGCTCGGCAGCGAGCGCTACCGCAGGTTGCTTATGATCGAATCACTTGCATCGGCTGGGGTCTAAGCCGTATGGATTGCGGCGTCGGAGTGATTGCCGACAGGTTCTCCAAACCTAGGGGCAGGCGGTTTTCTGACGGTTGCCGCCTGCCCCGATCTGACAAGAGTTTCGGCCTGTTTGCGATGTCAGGGGCAGGCCGAACGGGCGCGCAGTGAATGGGTCTCCGCCGAAGGGCTGCGCGCCCACCAATCAACTATAGGAATGTTCCCATGCAGGCTTCTCGGCTTATCGTTCTTGATTTTGACGACGCATCCGGCAAATGGGTGCCGTTCTCGCTTGACGCCCTGAAGGACGAAACGGCGGGCTTCACGACGCCGCTGGACGGGATGCCTGCCATGTGGCGCGACCAATGGCAGATAATCAGGAAGAATCACTTGGCCAAAGGCGAACCGCCGGAAGTAGCTTGGTATTGGGCAAACGCCGCCGTTGTGGACCTGCAAGCCAAGTGGCGCGGGCAGGCCCGGAAGGCGTTTTTCCGGTCTTAAGTCATTCCAAGATCGGAGAGCCGTCCCGGCTATCCCATACGAAAGCCCAGAATTGCTGGGGCCAGTCTGTGCCGTGCCCGTCTAGGTATCTGGACTTTCCGATTGCACGGCCAAGCCGGGCACTCAAGGCGGCAAACTCAGGATCAGAAGCGCCAAAGTTCGCTGCCCAAATTCGAGATAAGGCATATGATAGAATCGCGTGATAGAGCGTAATTCGGCTGGCCTTTTGCGGGTCATAGACCTTTGGCCCAAATTCAACGATTCCCTTGCCTTCGGAGGTGTCCATATGGTGAAGGCGGTTCTGCCATCTGGAAAGTTCGGGGGTGTAGTGGGCGTAGGGCTGCACGGCGTTCGCCAAGCTGGCCATGAATGACTCCCAGTCTTCCTGCCAAATGCCGTTGCCGTAAGCAGGCCAGAGGTTTTTTGACAGCCACTTTCGCAGGTTCCCCGGCGTGATCTTCCCCGCAATCCAGTCTTCCAAGACCTTTTCACGCTCAGGTCTGCGGGACAGGCCCAACTCAATCAGGGAAAGAGTCTCGATACACTGGCGGGTCAGAGCGAGGGCCACCGCGTGCAATCCATCCCTGTTTGCCTGATCAGCAATTTCCATAGAAGCAACGTAGAACCAAGCCGCCTGCAAGGGGGCCATGCGAGTGTTGAGCGGAAGTGACTTGTCTTCGATACTGGCCCCAATCCTCTGGTGCAACGGGTGTAAAATCTCATTGGTCAGGCGCAACCATTCCGGCAATTCGCGTTCGATAGTCGCCCCCTACCTATTCAGCCATGCTGATTTGATCACGGTAGCGGGTTTCTTGGGCAAGGTCACGCTGGCCAGTTCCTCTTCCCGGCGGTCAAGGTTCATGCCCACCAGTTGCCGGGCCGCCAGAGCGTAAACCGTGGCGTCCAGTGTCTCGGCACGCTTCCCGGCGATGCGTTCAAAGCGCCGAACCGGCTGCCCTTTGAAGTATTTGACGACTCGCCGTTCGCTGGTCAGTTGCTCAAAGAAGATCGGTTCCAGATCGGCAGAAAACCGGAAGGCGTTGCCACGGGCAAGGCGATTGAAGAGTTGGGCCTTGATCGCGTCCACGCCCACAATGAAGAGCGGTGCGCCCTTAGTGGAAGAGCGTTGCAGGAAGGGGCGGCTGAAGCCATGCACGCCCTTGCCAGACACGATACGCCGCCCGAACCGTGACCGGGTGAAGCCATGCACAATCGAGGCGTGGCCCCCATCCCCCGAGTCGATCACGCAAGCGTCGCAGGTCAGGATTCCGCCCGCCGGGTGCCGCCAGATGGTCTTCAGGGCGTCGTCAAGATCGGCCCAAGTCGCGTCCGAGTCGATAGGCCCCCAGATGACATGGTGCGCCAGAATGAAGACCTGTTCCCCCTTGCCGTGCCCAAGGAAGACCACTTCAAGCCGGTCATCCTGACAGTCGACTCCGGCGCTGATCAGCAACACTTCCGTCGGGATGCGGTCGGGCAGCCCGAACGGTTCCCGCTTGGCGGCAAGCTCATGTTCGTCTAGGTCGTCTTGCGCCTCTCGCCACGCTTCCCCTAAGACCAGATTCACAAAGGTCTGAAGCGTGGCCGGGCTATCCTTGGCGCGGGTGAACTCTGCCGCCAAGATGCCCCAAGAGGCGTTCGCATGGGGGCTGACAAGTGCGTTGATCCTGAATCCCGCGTGCCCCTTCACATGGGGCATGGTGGCCCGCCAGCGGCCTTGTGCGACGGCGGCGGCCTTGTGCCTCTCTGCCACGACAGAGCCGCAGCACGGGCACGCCCACGCGGCCTCTTCCGGCTTCCCGTCGGGCCAAGTGATGTTCGCCCATTTGACCTCACTGAAGCCGCCGCAGTCCGGGCACGGGATTTCAAAGACTCGTTGATCGGACTCGGCATACAGGCGCGACACCGGGCCGAAGTCGAAGACGGGCGTAGACCCTGCCAGAATCTTCCGATCAGGGAAGGCCAGCGTTCTCATGGTGGCAAGGGCTATGGGGTCGCCTTCCTGCCCGATCTCGAAGCCGTCGATTTCATCAAGGCAGAGAATCTTGGCGTTGTGCCGCCTCAGGTTCCGGGGGCTTTTCGCGGCCACCAGTTTCAGGCTGCCCCCCGGATACCGTTTCGACATGAGAGTCGAGCGGCCCGTTTCGTCGGCTTCGGCGTCCAGAAGGCCGCGCAAGGCCGGGCTGGCCTCAAAGGTGCCTTCTATGTCCCCCACGGCATAGTCGCGGCAATCGTCTTGCGTCGGCAGAACCGCCAAGATCGGACACGGCTGGTTTGCGACATAGTTGGCGATGACGGCGGTCAACAGGCTAGTATAGCCGATGCGGGCGGACTTCTGGACGGTGATCCGGCTGATTTCCGGGTCGTCAATCGCGTCGCAAATGCCCCGCTGATAGGACCAGAGCCGGACCTTGCCGGGCAGAGCCGACACGGTGGCGGGGAAGTGGATATTGGCTTCAATCCAGTTTGCCAGCGGCAGTACCGGCGGCGGCTTCAGGGCTTGCAGCGCCCGGCGGCGGGTTGCGGTCAGGGCGTCACTCATGGGCCAATTCCTCTAAAACAGCCCGGACTTCAGAGTCGAGGGTCTTCACATCATGCGGGGTCAGATGCCCTAGCCGGGCGGCGGCCCGCGACGGCAGGGCCAGCAAGGC